CTTGCCTGCCACATATAGAGGTTTGTCGACGGTGCCAATGTAAGTCATCGACCCGCTCACAAGACCTGCTTGTGTGATGGCACGCTCTCCCTCAGGATCATGGGAAACGAGAATGTCGCGCTCCATACAATTGTTGATGAAGGAATCTTCATAACAACTCAACTTTGAACGCGCATATGCCACATTCTCCTGGGTCAAAATGGTAGCCATGCCAAATCTTGAAATAGATCCAGCTTGCCCAGCCACATGAATGCCCAACAGCGCCCTACCACCCCAATGTTTGGGTTCAGCGATACTCAAAGGAGAACCGCAATCCCCTAACTCGGTGGGCATGGTGTACTTGAGCAAACCGTCCCTAGAGACGCCGCTAACCATGAGGTTATTGACGAGCTCTATGTACGGAGATGTGTGTGTCATCCGACCAAGGGTAAGCTCACTACTGTAGGTGAAAATCCTGCAAGTGTCCAGCCTGACGGTGATCTCCCGTTGCCTTATGGCCTGGGCCATCTGGGCCTCAGTAAGTAACAGATGCGTGATGTGGCGCGAAGCCTTAATGAAACCCTTGTTGAACTTGACGTAAACGAGATCCACCTCCTTAGCGACAAATGCATTCTTGAAAGTCAAGAATGAAGATATCGGTATGGAGCTGTCGAAGCGGTGCGAGTCACACGAGTAAAACCGCATGTACTTACCCGCATTCTCACTCTTCTGCAACTCGTCATAAAAGTGGGCAGGCATCACCGCAAGGTCTCCCTCCAAAAATAGGACCTGACCAAGACTAACACCGTCTTTATCCTTGGCCCCCTCGGTGATCAGAACCTTGTAGCAGTTCTTATAGTATAAGTCCGCCATAACGTCCTTGGGAGGGACGCCCAGCTGACTGTTTGCTTGCTGCTCGGCGAACCTAGGAATGCCCTCAACACGGGCTTTGGTCCTCACCTTGGGCTCCTTGGTGTTACTCTGCTCCTCGGGTTCCCTCAAACCGAACATATCGGCAAAGAGGCCCCAAACAGCAGACACCAAGCCCTTAACCACCTTAAGCATAAACTTGAAGGCGTGTGTCAGTAGGACCATGGAGGTAAAAGTGACAACACCTGCCACTACCTTCAACCATGCTGCATCCTTAGGACAGGAAATGCCAGTGGTATAGCACACTGTTGTGGCTATGTACGTTGGCAAGTTCTTGACACTGTCAGCAACCCAAGCGGCGAATGCCGTCACCCAAGACTTACGCTCCTCCTTGGCTTCCTCGAATTCCTTCATGAAAGCCACGGGATCAAACGGAGCCTCAAGCCCCGGTCCCACTGGTATGCAATCATCCTCACCTACTGGAGGTAGGATAATGACATTCCCTGTAGTAGCTGGGGCAGGCACGACTGGTTCCCCGACGATACGCCTCACAGCGGCGTACATACCTGATGGACTCAGTGCTTCAGTACCGCCATACTTGAGGGCGCCCTGTGAAACAGCCTCAGGCTCTTCACTAATTGGGTGTGAAGACGTCTCCGCAACATCCTTGGCCAGACCACTAGTGGCTTGCTTCGGAAGCTTGAGGGACTCAATCTTCTTCAACCAATGCGTGAAGTCCTCAACTTCCTCTTGGTGCGCCTTCTCCCTACCCTTCAGTTGATCCGCCACAATCATGGCCAATTGACCCAGATGGAAGCTGGATTCAACTGTAGGGCTTGGTTCAAGACCGTTGAAGTCGTGGTGTACAATACGCCACGCCTTCCACGGCATGCAGTTGATGACATCCAACTGCGTGGACTCATCCGTCAATGCCTCAACATTGGCCTTCCACTCCCTAGTCAGTTTCTCATAATCGAGAACAACTGTACCTGAAGGCGTAGTCAGCTTGTAGTCATCAGCCAAATAAACCCAATACCCATGCGCAATACGGCGCGTAACCGCCTCTGGAGCGGCTAACACACCGGCACACGCATCTCTGACATTGGCAACGTTGGTGGTACCAACGACCAGAGGAGAGTTAAAGTAAAACCTACCTTTACTCTCAACATCAGCATAGTTGAGGGGGAATGCGAAATTGCCAATGCTGCGTATGACAGTCATAGCTTCATTGTCTGGCGTGTTCGCATTCATTTTCAGCTGAAAAGCATCATCCATAACGTAGGCCAGCTGTTGAATGTATCCATTCCAATAGTCGCTGATTCCCTTCTGCCAAAGCTGTTGAATAGCTTCACTTGCGGGAATCATATCTGCGAGCAGAAGAACGGAAAGTGCGAATGCTTTCAGAAGGGAGGTCTTACCAATGCCGGACCCTCCACCTAGCAAGGTGAAAATGGGTTGTTGCCTAAAGGCATCGGCGTTGTTCATCGCTCCCATATGAGGCTGAAGGCGTGCTGCAAGGCGATCTAGATACTTATCCAGATACACCCTGGCATATTGCGTACGCACCAATTGGCGCATACCAACACCCTCCTGCTGAACAATAGTGGCTGCTTTGAGCTCAGCCAGAGTGGGATTGCGTGCAACGCAGGTCTTCTCAAAGTCATCGACCTTAACAGACCAAGTGCGGAGCATCCTGTCAATTCGATCCGTCCACTCAACCTCCTCTTTACCAAACATCTTGAGAACTGTATTGACCAGCTTCTCAGAGATCTTGATGAGGTTGTCGAATATGTGTGTAAAGCCCGAGGTTGATCGCTCAGCCACAGATGCTCTACGCATAATCTCACCGGCCATAGCCTGGGGATTTTTGGTTGGCACAGTGACCAAACACACAAGTGTAGACAGAAAACCCAAGTCACTAGTACCAGCCTGTGCTTGTGGCTCAGAAGAGCGCACAAACCACTTGGAAATGCCGGACCATATCTTGGGAAAGAAATGGGCACCCACAATTGCGAGCACGCCCGCAACCACAATATTGGATGGGATACACTTTGATAAAGTGTAAAGGAAAATGGCAGATGGTATAAGCCAAAAGGCCCGGGAACACGACTTGGCTGCATCAACAAAGCCAGTGAAAACACTGGATATTTGCTCAACCAAGTTCCCGACCTGACTCCTGAGAGACTCAGGACCAGAACCATCCGCCGGTTTGCCGATAAAACCTGATACAGCATCTAGCACATCGGCAGTGCTCTCACCTGTCTTCTCGCACGTAGCCGAAATTCGGCTACATAGCTTAGAGATACTGCGGGCAACACCTACAGCCGCAGCAGTGCGGACAACGGCATTAACCACGCCAAAGGCCCCAGACTGCGAGACATATTCCTCATCCTCCAAACGGAGGGTTAAGTCCATGCCTTGCTGAATCTTAGCGGACCTGGCGAGATCAATATCAACTTCACGTCTATCCTTAGACACCTCCTTTCGCTTACGCCGAAAGAGGTTGAAAGCTCGCTCTTGCTGAATAAATTCACGCTGAGCACGTAATTGCTTACGATTGGGCTTGAGGCCCCAGTCAGTCTTGCTGATAACAGTAGGCTTGCGTGGCGCATTGACAACAGTGGACATCTTAGATTGTGACATATTGGTTGTAATTGATAGTTGTTGTTGGTAGTTTTGTGGCAAACCCCTAGCCTTACACTCGAACTTAGGACAAGTGTAGCTGCCCGTGGGATACTCCTACAACACATTATTTAGTTGCGGAACACCTACCCCACATTAAGTGGACCCTCAGGAACATTAGACAAAAATCTAGGTTATCACGCTTTCAAAAGCTAAAATAACACGTTTGATCACTGCGACTGTCACACGGTTCAAATTTAATTCTGTGAATATGAGTATACTTGTATTGACTCATTCATTGAATACCATAAGATAGAACGTATGAACACTCCCTACAGGAAGTTTAACCACGCTGTTTTATAAATCTCGCGTATTATCCGCCTCTACTAACGTGCCCAAAAATGTGCACCAACGCCCCTGTTTGAAACAGGGTCAGGATTAGATGGATAATGAAACGCACAAAGTGCGCCTTTCTAGTGGGGAAACCAAATAGAGTTCGCCACCAGGCAATTGCCATGCGCTCAGCGCGTCTTAATTGACAATTCCGAAAACACAAGCAACTTGCTGTTAACCGATGTAGTTGACACCTTAAAACGCGATGTAATTGCGTATTAATCTCAACTTACTTCCTCAAATAGTACGTCGGAAGTAGAGGACCAAAAATCTTAAATTAGGTCTCTCAAAGTTATAGGAATTTGCAGATGTGGAAAACC